GTTCAAAACTTAAGCAAGATTGCTATGATGTATAACCAAGCTTCATAGGTTCACCCAAATAACAATCATATAATTTACAATATTATCTGTATATTATATAAATATTAATGGAAACGCAACTAGAACCGCTTACAGATGATAATATAGAGAAAGCAGTGCGTCTTTGGGGTATGAATAACGAGGAGGCCGTGAGGCGGTATGGCCACATCTCACAGTGGGACACTAGTGCTGTGACGGTTATGAAGAACCTATTTAGGGAGATGATAGACTTCAATGATGATATCAGTGGCTGGGATGTATCGAATGTGACGAATATGACGGCTATGTTCTTTGGTGCCCGTGCCTTCAACCGGCCTATCGGACAATGGAATGTAGGCAATGTGACGAATATGAAGGAGATGTTCTTTGGTGCCCGTGCCTTCAACCAGCCTATCGGACAATGGGATGTAGGCAATGTGACTGATATGAATGGTATGTTCTTTCACGCCCATGCCTTCAACCAGCCTATCGGACAATGGGATGTAGGCAATGTGTCTGATATGAATGGTATGTTCTTTCACGCCCATGCCTTCAACCAGCCTATCGGACAATGGGATGTAGGCAATGTGACTGATATGAATGGTATGTTCAATAATGCCCGTGCCTTCAACCAACCTCTAGAGGAGTGGAATGTATCGAATGTGACGAATATGGGGGGTATGTTCTTTTATGCCGCTGCCTTCAACCAACCTCTTGCAAACTGGGAAAGGGAAGCCGGAAGAAACGGAGCAACCACTACATCTACATTAACCTATGTCACTAATATGCAATCTATGTTCGAGAATGCTGATTCGTTCGACCAAGACATTAGTGATTGGTATATACCAGATGCTAATACCACGCGGATGTTCAATCAAAATTATAACCCTAACCATACAAAACCAAGTGCTACACTTTCAAAAAGAAGAATGTTTTATCAAGCAATGGGAGATTATGGAATTTATGACATGGCAGTAGAAGGGAGTCTCTATGGAGGAAAGAAAGGAAGAAAGACACAAAAAAGGAAATATAAAACAATTAATAATAAATCAAAAAAGAAAAATATATCAAGAAAAAAGAAACAAAGTAAGAAAAAAGGTAAGAAAACAAAGAAAAAGTAAACGTTAATTACTATTGATCTTTTTGATGATGTATCGTTAGAATAACAAATAATAGCGTATGTTATTTGTTATTGACAAGGTTATCAATATTTTTTTATGTTTCTATTCTCAAAAATAAAATTTCCATTCCCACGTGCTTAACGTCTCATATACGTGTGTCAAAAAAATACCTGGGTGCACCAAGTAATACAACATTACTTCCCCATAACTACCATTACAAAGTTGTTTATGTTCTTCTGATAATTCAATGTAATTACTGTTTTGTTCTTGTTCCAATGTTTCCATCGTTGCTATGTGTTATACATCAATAAAATGCCTTTAATTAGTTTCTATATTTCTTTTCTTTCCCTTTTCTCGACCCACGTTCATCCCTTGAATCCATATTCCGTAAATATTCCTCAGTCACCATTGGGGTATTATCTTCCATTATCCTACTGTCTCATAGCGAGGAGGAAAAGTATTTATACATCCATTAAATACAATGTATACTGTGGATGCTCTCCTTCAAAATAGTTAAACATATCTTTCTTTGTTAGTCTACGTTCTTTCTTATGTATAATCCGGTGTTTATACACTTCATTATGTATTTGTTCTAATGCAAACCGCCATTTCTCTGTTATACTAATTCCTTCCTTCTTTTGGTAATAACGAATGTATAAATCATACAAATATTCAATGAACTTATAAAAAAGGTTTCGCTCATTACTGTATTTAAACAAATCTTTTTTGATTATGGTTCCCCTCTTACGCCGCAAACATAAATACGTAAATACATTCATACTGTTCACACCTCGTAATTGTTTCCGTATTCTATACCAATAATTTAGAACCTTGTATCGCTTACCATTCTCATTCGACGTATATACCACTCCGTCTATATTTTGACTACACACATCCATTTCGATTTCATCCATATTACAACTATCAAAACAATAGCGCTTTGGAAAACAAATCATCCCCTTGACATTAGCAAAACATTCCCAGTTCTCATACTCGTTTGCTTGTATGAATCTGGCATACAAGTCATTTATTTCATACACTGCAACCAAATATATTTTCTCATCGCGGTAGCTACATACAAAGTTATAACAATGGTTCTTTGATAGCATTTTGATTATTGGTGAGTTCAACAATTCCCCATCGTGTTGCAACTTTTGTTTAAAAATATCAATGTATCGTTGCATAGAATATCCATATGGTTTATTATATCTGTATCTCTGTTTTCCACCAGTGTTATATTTGACACCCACTTCCCACCGAAACGTACGTGTATCAAAAAATAAATTCATCATTAATCCGTCAATATACTCATTAATAATGTATTTGCTTGGTTCAATGCAAATAGCCTTTTTGTCTCGTGTGTTAATAAAGTTTTGTAATATAGTCATGGAAGGTGGACTAAAACACAACAACTTTCGTTCTGGGAAAGAGAATACGACACATCGATAGCTCTTTATTTTATCATCATTAAAACTAACATACTCTTTATCATATGCTAATAATGAATACAAACGGTCTCCCGCGTAATTTCTTGTAATTTTGTATTCCATTGACGGACGATTGGAAACATCCATTGATAAATAATAATATCCGAATAACATTTGCTCCTCCCGTTTGATGTATTCTTCACAGAGATAATCTCTATATCCTTGTTGTTTTTCAAAAACATTAACCCAATAAATTATTTACAAGGATAATATATACAGTTTTATATAATGGAATCACCCAGTGTTATTGACAAAAACGAAACAATCCAACAAAATGAATTATCCAATACTAAAAATGATGACCGTTTAAGTTTAGAATACGGCGATGTCATTGAAATACACTCGCCTTCCAACCCAACTTATCACGAATCATTATTCTTTGTATCTTATCGTGATGAGAATGTTGTGGATGTTAATAAAATATCCAGTGGCGATACATTCAGTTTGAATATTCAGGAAGATGGTTCTTTTAGCGACGAAAGTATTGAATTCATTGTTTTGGTCAGTCGTAGCGAGGAATATGGTTATGCACGACAAAACAATTTGCTTCCGAAAACGTGGGTTGAAATTCACATTGGTGGGGATGTCAAACAGATTATTACAGGAGAAATTACCGATTTGGAAGAAGACCAGATTGAAATTACCACTTACCCTGAATTACAAGTATTCTACATTGATTTTGAGTACAAAGGTATTCCAAGAGACATCCCTATTGATGAAATACAAATCCGAGATAAACCAGAAGCTTTGCGAAAAATTGGGACACTTACCAGTCTTCGCGAAAAACAACAAGAAGATGGCACCGAAGGATTAACCCTGGACGAAATACACGAACCCGCCAGTATTGAATTTAATGAAGAAGGCGAATCTGTCATTACTTTACCAGAAGGAACCGTTACAGACGAAACATTTAAAGAACATTTACAAGAACTTTATATTGACGCTAATGAAATTATCTTTGGTGAAGAAATAGATACCATTAAGCATGTTGTCGAAATACCGGAAAATGAAATGAGATACTCCATTGAAACACAAGTAAATGACATGATGGATGGCTTATTAGAAACAGTTCCTAGCCACCGAAGAAATATAAATGTTATGGCATCCGTACACCGCTTGATTAGTCGTTTTAAAGAACTTCGCGAAAAATACTCTGTATATGATGATTATAGCGATGTCCAAGGGAAGAAAAAATATGGTCCAAATCATAAACCTTTGATTGAACGACTAAAAAATATGGATATGAATTTGAAATGGCTTCTTCCTGTTGTCTCTACACGTAAGTATGTATCAATCAACGAAGAAAACGAACAGGAGGGAACCAACGACACCATTAATAGTAATTGTTTGAGCGTCGTATCAGATGTAGCGAATCGTATTGAAACCTTTCATAAATCCAAGACTCCTGGTGTCCGTGGAAATTACAGCGATACGTATAACGCTATTATGGAGCAGTTAGCTGATACGCAAGGTATGAATGATGAATATAATCATTTATATAATCAACAAGTAAATACATACATTGAAGGCATCGTTAGCAACCTGGATAAATTTTATTCTGGCGTATATTCCAGTCTTAAGAAAAATAAAGACGAAATTCGTGAAAAGAAGTTCTTTATTCAGACGTATAACCTAGGTCTTAGTAAGTTAGACAAAATTCCGGGTGCAATCCGTAAAAACGATTACCAAAGAGCCCCCATGACCCCAAATAATACTATCCATATTAATTCCTTTGTTATGATGCCTCAACAAATCGTTCAAAAATCTTCCCTTCATTTGCCTAACAAGAATATTTTGGAAAAATTTAATTTACACAAAAAGCCTTTGTATTTATTTGAATTGCTACATCGAAATAGGAATATTCTACCGAATGTTATTGAAGATTTGACTTCCGAAGTTAGCTATGGAGAAGATGCAAAACTACTTTCCAAGTTTCAAGAATTCATCATTCGGTTGGACGATTTTCAAGAAGAACCCGAATTATATGAAAAATACTTACAAGCCTTTATTCCAAGAACACGCACTATATTAGACTCTATACGAAAATATGTTGATAATAAGTTCTCCTTCGTAAATGTAGTTAATGAATTAGAACCTTATGGTATTTATAATGAACACATTACGTTCAAACAATACGAAAAAATACATTATATTATTCGCAACAATATCAACAGATTAAAAGAACAGATTTCTAAGCAATCCAAGGTTTTCTTTGGATTGAAGGAAAATAATGTTGTTCCCGCTCTTCGGTCGAATCCATTTTTACAACTCTTTTCTAATAAACCCGAATTGCTTGAAGAGTTCTTTTCTTCGTATAAAATTAATGAAGATGTGGTAATGACAACTGATGAATTATATACCCACCTTCTCAAAACGGACGACCAGCGTTTATTCAATTCGTTCATTTCTGCTATGCTTATTTCATTAGTTACTCCATCTAATTTACTCGATAAACTATACCCTGCGGATATTGAAAACAGCGAAGATGGAGCATCTGCTATTCAACGCGGAGATTGTGGTCAGAAGTATATTGCCAAGAAGTACACTTCACAAGATGAATTGGAAAAGGACAACGGAGACCAGATATTCTTTGATGAATCATACGATATTACTCCATATGCCCTTCTTGAAACATACAAAGAACAACAATCTTCTATGAGTGAAGATTTATTCAAAGAGTTCCTTGAAAATGTTTTGGTGAAAAAGCATTATATGACCAAAGAAGAAGCTTCTCAAACTGCCACCAGCTTAATGGTTAAGAAAAAAATTGTGGAAGAGGGTCATTATGCTTTATTGGAAACAAATGAACCAGTGGAAGAAGAAGGTAAAGAAGGAGACCAACAAATTAAACGCGAATATTATATTCGTAAAGGAACAGATTGGATTCGTGATACCACCATCAATGATACCGCCTTCCTTGATACTTCCAGTATTTTCTGTAATATTAGCAAAGAATGCTTCCAGAATAAAAATACCAATGTGTGCGAAGACCCTTCCGTTAGTATTATGCGACAACGCGAAGAATCCCGAAAACAATTACTGGATGAGTTTGACCGCCGTATTAAAATAAGTGTAAGTGAAATGGAAGCTGATTTACAAAAAACCGTCAATCATTTGTTAAAACAAATTCGCAGTAATCGCATGATTGAGGAAATAAAGACATATCGTGCAAACAACTTAGCATTTGAAATTGGAAAACACGTTGAACGATTGGAGACCCCAGTTTCACCACGCGACCCTCTTTTAAATAAAATATTGGGAACATCTGACTTTGTTAGAAAGCAAAATTATATTACAGTATTTGTTGGTAAGTATTGTCGCCCATATATTCCAAAACTCGAAGAAAGTCCTTATTGGTACTATTGTAAAGACACAAATATTCCTTTACTTCCCACTTCCATTTATAAATTAGCAAGTGCATTCTTAATCGGGTCTGACCAATATCAGCTCACATTGGAAGAATTACGCGTTTCACAAGGTCAGGAAAGTGACGATGGTGATGCTATTGTAGACAAACATAGTGGTTTCATATTGTGCAAAAAGGACTTTAATATTGACGAGGGGTTTGATGACAGTGGATTCAGAATCATTACACACGATATTATTGAACAAGACGCAGGACAAATCTATTTGAAACAAAAGAAACAAGAAACCTTACTGCGAGATAATGAAGAAAGTATGCTTATTGATATTGTCTATTTTGCATTGGTTGAACGTATTAGTATCCCTCCCAACACATTACACGAGTTTGTTCTTCGTATTAGTAGTGAGTTAATACAGAAAGACGTTTATAGTCAAGAAAAATACGAACGTATGGCTGCTAAGAAGAAAAAGGAAAATAAAAAAATGGATCCCTATGATGTTTATAAACTACAAACTTCCATCCTCATTGTCAGTTCTGTTTTGTTCGTGGGTATCCAGACATTAATTCCTTCTGCTAATATCAGTAAAACCTTCCCCAATTGTGTTCGTTCCTTCTCTGGATACCCATTAACCCACGACGATGACTTATCCGGTATCCAATACATTGCGTGTATTTTACGTAAAATGAAAAGTTCCCTTTCTCCGTGGAATAGTATTCAACATTTAAGTGCGAAAACCTTAGAAGCGCGTATTCATAAAGTTATTGCAAAAACACTTGTTGAACATCCCGAGGTTTCTGACCTGTATGTAAAAAAGAATACGTATAACCAGCTACACCCTGATACGGTTATTCCCAAAGAACATTCATTGCAAAAATGGCGTCTATTCCAACCCGCATTAGTCCCGATTCAAATTGAAAATCCCAGCCTCAACGTAAGCGAAACGTTTCAAAAAGAACTATTGCAAGAAATGAAAAGGGGACGATTTCAACAGTTCTCTATGATATCTATGCTACACTCCAAAAACGCTTTGTTCGCTTACCGTCTTCAACAATCCATTCACTCAATTGTCCGCGATGAAGAAACTTTCTTACTTACAAGCGGTATGGTTCCTTTCCAACAAAATGGTTGCTGTCATAGCGAGTCCATCCTTCCTATGTCATTCTTCAAGGAAAAAGACCCATTATTGGAACAATATATGGAACACGTCAAAAAGAACCAAACCTTTTTAAAAGGTTTCAAAAAATCAACACAAGCTTCTATGCTATATCACGACGCGTTCTCCGGAATGGAACACCCCAAAATCATTAGTGGGAATATGGAAGAAAATGTATATTCTGTCATCATTAAACATTGCAAATATGATACCGAATACCCTGTTCCAGATGAATTTGCTACCATTTGTTCCGATAAACCCGCTAATTATAACCCACAAATGACCTTGTCTGAAAAAATAACCTTGTTGAAACGTGCCGGAAAACAATACGATGAAAAAGATATGCGCAACTTAATGGACATTGTTCATCGCAATAATATTATTACTATGGATAATGTCCCACCACAAGACCCCGTTATTGTTTTCAAAGAGTACGTTCAAGAATTAGATAATATGGATAATGAGCACATTTCTCCCAAACTAAGAGAACTCCTTATCAAAGTTATTGATGAATATGACCCCGATACATATAAAACCGAAAACAGTAAAGCATTAGAAGAGCTCCAAATTCATTTGTATAACTGCAATAAGGACATTATTGATGAAATTACATCGTTCTTGGAATATAACCACCAATCTTCAATGGACGACCTTCTTTCCAATATTGAGCAATGGAACTTTTATGAAGAAAATAAAAGTGGCTTCTTCAATGTATGTAAAAATCTTAAAAATAAAATTTACCAATTTACTGCTTTATATCCCAATTTACTCCAATCAACAGAAGAAGAAGGGAATGAAGGATTACACGCGTCCTTTTATAACTATAATAATACAAAAACCAACCTGTGGGGTATTGCGGGAGACCATTTTATCGACTTACACGACTTACACGACCAATACTATAACCCGATTAAGAAATTTTATTATGACCCCATTCTTTCAAGAGTAATGAAACTATCACAAGAACCATTGAATTGCTTACATACATTTACCCAGTTATTGCCATTGTTTAAAAACAGAAATGTTAACCAATTTGCTTTTATTGATGAAAACTTATCCATTATGTTATTGAAGTATTTATTGCTACAAACCATATACAAATTTGTTGTTGCCGCTAATGCCAATGAAATTGTAAGTTATTCAAGCGAACAACTCACCAACGAACGAAGACACACTCTATCTATGCTTGATGATGCTGTTCATAACAGTAGCACAGTAGACGTACACCGAAATGAAGACAATAATGACCTTTTGAATAGTTTAGATGAAATTAATATTGACTTTGAAAGTGGATACTCTATTGGTATCAAAACCGCTGAAATGATTGCCGGTATTTTACAAATTGAAGAAAATGACAGAAAGAAACTAAACGCTTCTTATAAGACTATTGTTCGCAAGGTTTCTCGGGCAAAGGACTATGAACGTGAAGTCATGTATAACGACTATTTAGGTAATATGAGTATTGAAGAACGTAGAGTCGCCAATGTGCATAAAAAATATAAAATGGGCGAGTGGAATGTTGGAACACAAAAATCTATTTATCAATATGACCCCAAAGCATATGTAAGCGATGCAAACCGCACTGTCGGGTTCTTTGATATTACTCAAACGGCGGATACTGAACAAACTACTGAGTTAGGATTCACTGATGAAGACCCATTGCGTATAGAACATATTGAAAATATTGACCGCAATACACACGACTTTTCGCACTTAACAGAAGACTATATGGACGGCGACTTCTATCCAGAAGAACGCGACCCTGATGATTTTTATGGAGATACATAACTTTTCTTTTGTTCTGTTATAGTAGATAATGCCATCACTTAAAGGTATCATTCAAGTTCATAAACTTGCCGCTTCTATTTTACTATTTTTCATATTATTTACCATCATCCATATGCTGAAACCTACATTACTATACAACGAAGAAGGCGGATTCCGTCCATTTGGTGTGGGCTACCGACACAAAACCGTCATCCCTATCTGGTTGGTTTCCATTATTCTGGCTATCTTCTCCTATTTGGCTGTTTTATATTATTTAGCGTTTATGTAAAAATAAATTGTATCCCTGTAATATAATTTATTTCTATGTCCTCCCAAGGTAGTCAATTAGTCGATTATTCTTTTTACCATCATATGAATTCTACTTTACAACAATGCCACAATAACCGCATGAACATCTATTATTACATTTTCAATATTGGTATTTGTGTTTTGTTCTTTATTGTATGCGGTATTATACTCTATTATTGCCACAAAACGAAGTTATCGAATCACGAAAAGAAACAACAAATGTACCACGACCAACAATATGTCTTGTCTAAGATTCGGTTTTACAAAGATGAAATGGATAAACAAGACCAAATGGTTAGCCAAATTACCCAATTGCCTGTTACAAATATGGAACATTTTTGATGATAATGTGTAAATATATATCATAATGAACATTGTTCAAGAAGAAATACAATCTATTATTGACGAAAACAATATTGCACAAGAACAGTTTTCAGAGTTCTTACAAGACAAAAATACAATGGTTTCTGAACTTCATATTGAAGACCGCCTACACGGTGAATTAGATTTATCCATATTAGAACAAAACGGATTCAACAATGTTACTTCCCTTATCTTCGAAGAAGGGGAACTTATCCGTATTCAAAATATTCCAGACCATTTAGAAAAATTAGTATGCCCTTACAATCTACTTACTGAATTAACCGATTTGCCTACTTCTTTGAACTATTTAGACATACAAGGCAATTATCTTTCTGAATTGGATATGCTATCTGTTCCCAACTTGACCTATTTGAATATTAATGAAAATCAAATTGCTACATTGGAACCTTTGCCGAAGAAAGTTGAGTCCTTGTTTGCAAATAATAATAAACTCCAATCTCTTGACTTTCAAGATGTAAACAATATTAAAACAGTTCACATTTCTTCCAACCCTATTACTGTTATTCGAAACATGCCCGATAGTGTCGAAGACTTTGTTTCAGATTACAATTCCAGTGTTCGTTTTGAAAATTCTGTCATCCCCGGAGAAAAAGACAAAGCAGACAGCAAGGAACAAGAAGGCACCCCTAAGACTCCCTTTAATGAAGCTATATCCACTTATTACAAAATGAAAGGTGAATACGAATCTAACCGCAAGATTGCCATTAAAAAAATATACAGAAAATATGAAGACAAGACCGAAGCCCGCTCCAAAATAAACGACTATAAACACCCGTGTATTAAATGTAGCAGACCTGTAAACACTTTGTTCTTTACCAAAGATACTACCCTCAAAGCCAAATGTGGTGATGAAACAAACCCATGTTCTCTCAACATTGTATTAGAAACTGGCACCTACACCCACCTACAAAAAGAATTGGTTGAATTAAGGGATGCCATCCAAGACGGTAAAAAGAACTTTATAACACTCAAACTAAATTCATTATTTGGATATAACACCGACGAAGATACCAAAAATGAATATAATCAGCGACTTGAAGAATATAACTTTTTTAGTGAATTATATGATGGTGCATTGAAAGAAAATAACAAAATATATGAAAATGAAGAACGTAATACCCTACTTGACACCAAACAAACTGAATTTCACGAAAAGGTATCCACTCTCCGTAGAATGACTTCCGAATACAATGAAACAAACAACACAGAGTATTTACAACTCATTTCCGACATGTATATTAAAGAAATCACTCCATTAGTAAAAGAAATACAAAAACTACGCTACGAACACAGTGAAATGACTGTTCGTTATGATGGTACAGGCAAATTTATGAACGAATGCCATAATATTTTACACCAGTACGTCGCCAGTATTGACAGTATGGACTCTTTTGTACGGAAACAAGAGAAAGTATTGGCTTTTGAAATCTAAATGAAAAAAATAAGAGACCTTTATGCTGCGCCATTTTTACACACGTTTTGTTCATAAACCAAACCAAACCAATGTGCCTTTATTTTCACTTTGAAAGTTATGCTGCGAATTTAGAAAAAGGTCTCAAAGCATAAAAAATTATTTCTTTTTCAGGAAAATGAAACTTTGTTTTGTTACAACTACTTTGTGTTTGATTCTAAAAATGAAATTACAAATTGTGTTTTGAGACCTTTATTTTTCTATGCTGTCATTTCTTTCATACACAATTTCTATTTTATTACCATTATCAGTGTGGTAATAAAATTATATTGTTCTACTTTTTTATTTAGAGGTCTCAAAATCGAAGAGACCCAATTCAGGAATTAGCATTTGTTATAATTCGTCACGCCATCCCATACAATACCATAACGCTCGCACCAAGTCTTCATTTGACAAATACCACCCCATTTCACTTCATCAAATTCAATCATATTATCTTGGAATTCGGAAGTATTCGATGTATTTAACAAAAGGTTATCATCGGAATCGTAGATTTGACCCACATTTGGATTGCCACTGTCGCCTTCCGGTAAAGGAACTTTACAAAATATTTGGTCATCTTGCCTTACTGCATCCCAATAGTCCGGACAACTGCCATATTGCGGTGGAAATGAAGCACTTGTTGTGTAGCTACGATTACCCATAGTAATTCCAATATAAGTCAATACTAATATTAATATGATAATTGCCACCATTATTGTGATTTTATAAAAATAGTCCATGTTCTCTTATATATTATCTAAATATATTTAGTGTTCTTTCTTTTGAATTATTCTCTAATCACAAAGTATAGAACCAAATGAATAACAACTTATGGAAACCAAATAATTATAATCAAGAACATAAAATATTGCCTATTCCTACAAAAGCCAATGGGCGTGTTGATATTATTCCCGAAGCTTCCCACGAATTACGGTTCAAAATGCAAGAGAAAATCGCCTTGAAAAATAATGCGACCGAATACCGCGAAGCTCTTACTGGTAATTGGGAATCCACCATCCTATCCAGAACCTTCTTTTCTGCAGAAAATATCCAAATATTACAAAACGGCATCCGGGCTGGCGTTCATAAGGAATCCGAAGGCAAAATATTGGTGCCTCCACAAAACGTCGATACACTGAAAATCATTATGCGAAGCACCTTCTTACAATACTCGGAAAATCGCGAAGACGATATTAAAGGACAAATTGTTCGATTAAACAAATTAGTATTGGATTACTGCGTTCCCAGCGTCTACCAAGAAGCAGTGGGGTATGTTAAATATATTCGCGACCAAAGCACATTGGTTGTTCCATTAGAGCGTCCTAAGAATAACGACCGCGATTATAAAGAATTGGAGTTCAAACATTTCATGTAAAAAAATGAAAAAAAAAAAATATAACCTGAATGCAAGTTATATTTTTTACGGGTGTTTTCAATTATTGAAATTATAATATGATTTTTTTCGGGACGTTACAACTCATAACTGGAAAGAAATCATCTGAGATTACATTTACCGCATTCGTATCAGTTATGAATTGTGAAAGGCTTTGCTTCATTGCAATGGACATGTTCCGTATGAGGGAATTATTTATAATCGCTTCTTTTTCAGAATGATAAAACTTATAGTAATATCCAATTTCAGTGTTTTCTAATAGACCATTATAATCATAAATATACACACGAGATAAGATTTCTTTCTTCCACTCAATTTTATCCTTCTTAGAATGCTCGTTCACTATATACACGTGTGGGTCTTCAAATGCGAACACTTCGTTATCCTCACGCCGTGTCTGTACTGATTTATATAGTGAACTGTCGGTTGAATAATTTCCTCTTGCCTTCCAAATAACCTTATTACTCCTTTTATTCACCTTTTCGATGAAGTAATGCTCACCGTGTATTAACTCGTTTTTCGTTACCAACTTCATAATAAGAACTGTTTTGCTATTATTATGTATAATAAAAACATTTCAATTTTTGTTTTACTTTCTAATGGTTGCCGTGTATCATTGGTAGATGCATCAAATGGTATCCTAATGCAGCAAATCCTAACATTATCATTATTGGATACATACCAATAAAGGTCTCTTTGTTTGCATAACCAATGTAAAATAATACTGGAGCATAAATAAAAGCGTGAAGAAAGTAAATCCACCCTACTTCTAATCCTAAATTATATGCTTTGAGACCGTGATGTAGGAAAATTCCTATACCAAGCACCATCAATAAAGGAAACATCCAATCTGGCATATTTCCATATGAACGACCCACGTAAATTAGAAAAGGAGCCACTACTAAAATGTGGAACAACGAAATGATTGTATGCTTATTGAATTCCATGTATACAATAACCATATTTTTTACGCGGGTCATTTTTTCAATTTCAACACTTGTACTTCTTTCTTTGTATGTTGGTTCTTCGCTACCATATTGCCATTAGGCATGTATCTGGAAACATAAGATGCCTTAAATTTAGCTGGGTCTGTCCTCGCTAATGCATTCATTGCCTCAGAGCACATAATACAACACGTATGTAATTCATATTTTTTATTATCATAGGTCAGCGTTGTTTTTTCATTTGTAGCACGATATCGCCCCTTTTCATCTGGACCCATATGTGGACAACAACCCGTGCTGCCATTTATTCCACAATCTTCATTACGTGTATTGATAAGACCTTTTCCTACTCGTTTCTCTTTTGATGCACTTTTTGACTTCTGCGTTCCTTTGGATTTAGTTTTGCTTCCATATTTTCGTGTGTTTCTTTTTCTCGTTCTCTTTTTCTTTCCTCCTAAATATTCACTCATAAATCTTCCCACATATTCATCTCCAATTAATTCAGTACTAATTCTTCTTTTTGAAAGTGCAGCACTTGGTTTTGTATGGTTAGGGTTATAACTTTCATTGAACATGTTCTTGGTATTAGCATCTGGTATATACCAATCACTAATGTCTTGGTCGAACGAATCAGCTTTCCAGAACATACCCCACATATTAGTGACATTGGTTAATGTAGATGTAGTGGTTGCTCCGTTTACTCCCCTAATTCTTTCCCAGTTTGCAAGAGGTTGGTTG